AGGTTGCGCACCATACGCCATTCAACTCCATCGTAAACCGGGTGCATTTGGCAAAACTCAATTTCCTCCAAAAGAAAAACTGTAGGTTCTATCTTCATGGAGAAACCAAGTTTCCCAAACCACATGGGTACAGCATCACGGAACTTGAGTTCATCCTCCTTATCCATGATCACAACGATGTCATCACCATTGTCCAGTGCCTCATGAGTTATATTGAGGTCTTTACAAAGTGAATACACCATGGCAACCATGAGTAAACAGTTACCGAGTGCTGTGTCCATATCTCCACTCATACGTCTTCCGTCCACGGAATATTTAACAAACCCATCCTTACAAGATGCTGTTCCCTTATTGACCAACATCATATTCAGCATAGACTTAAATTCAGGGTCATCACAAAATTTTGAATAAATCTTATGTGACCACTGAAGTGCTTGAACTGAAACGTGTTGGTCGAATCGTGAGGCATCTAAGGAAATAGCACAGGGTTGTTTAAACATTTCCCATTTACATTTCAATATGTCGCCAGTTTGATAAACGTTGAACCCTTTTGCCACACTTGGATAGTGGTAAAGTCGGTTCAGACGCTTATAAACCAGTTTTTCTAAAGGTTTAATGAATCTGCCTATGGCAGCATTGAAACGTGGGTTACGCGGCTGGATGACCCGGGGAGCTGGGTCTACTTTCTTACTGAAGTTGATCTTCTCACATTTGACAAAAGTCGACACACTACAATCCCGTCGGGTCAACGGCATTAAAGCCAAACTGTCAACCGCTCGCCGATATCGTTTATACTGTCCACCAGTATACGATTCAGCAAACGTCTCCAGTGACCACGGCCTGAGTTGACACACTCGGAAGTCTCTCTCAAAACTGAGGAGACTCTCAAATGCATTCTCAATCGGCTGTTGCGGGGGCGTACGCTTATTGTCAATGTAGAACACACGTTCATTCAAACCTCGCAAGAGGTTATTCAATGAATTATTGTGCACGGAAAATCCATTCTCTGGTCGAGGGGCATCCAAAGTGAATGCCCATCTTTGCGGGTCTCGGGGCCGAGACGGCGGTCCAATGGCTATGTTGGGGTGGAGATTGTCAGTAAAGTCAACCTGTGTTTCCACTCCCTCAAGCCGAACCAAACCCCTTAATGAAAACCC